GTGCTGTCTTTTTGCTGCCGACGATGCCACCACGTCATTGCGCACCCTCCGCACTCATCGCCGCGATCATGGTCACCGTGACCTGCGCGCTTCGTCGAATCAGGTATCGCTCGTACGCTGCCGCAATTGCGCCGATCTCTCCACCGCCGTCGATGGTCTTGCGCAGTCGCGACCGGAACGCCGCGATACGCTTGCGCTGTACGTGCTGCTGGGCCATCTCGTACGCTTCGCCCTGCGCGACCAATACGGCCACCCACCGCGCTTGCGTCGTCTCGGATGCGGTCTGCAGCAGCGCACGCCACGCGTCATCAAGGGCCGCCACGTCCACCGCGATGCGCCACGCCGCCACCATGGGCTGCACACGACACGATGGGCATAGGACTGCGGTCATCGTGGCCAGCGCGCCGTCGCAGGCAAGGCATTTTTTTGTGGGTGTCGCCGTTGGTGCGGTTCCTTCAAACAGATCGTCTGTCATATCCCCTCCCCTCATCGTCCGTATGTCGGTATGTTATACCCTTTTTTATATTCTTTTCCATGAAGAAAATATATATAAAAGAATTGAAAAACACCCCCCACATACGTACATACGGACGTCACTCGCCACGCCGTATTGCCGCTTTCGACTTCGCCGGTTCGTCGTGATCGTAGCTGTGCCCCGTGTCAACTAACCCGATGCCGATTAAATACCGCTTCTCCACGTGCACCAGCTTGCGGAACGACAGATTGTACACGAGCCACCGCTGCGATTTGAACGACGCGCCGCGCTCGCCCTCGTCCTCGGCCCACTGTTTCCACGCAAGATACAAATCGGTCTGACCGACGCGCTTGTCATCGCCCAGGACGCACATCGTCTGCACGAAACGCGCAATAATGTCCTCTTCACCCTTGTAGGTTGCGGTTGCATCTTCGACCGCTTTACAGCTGCGCAGTCCGTTCAAATACCAGAGATGCGCACCGAGCAAAGCCCACTCGAGAATGGCACTGGAATCCTCTTGGAAGATCTTTTCGAACTCTCGCGAATCACGCCGTTGCTCGGGCGCAATGTTCGCCACAAACGGCACGATGCGCAGTCGCCGCCAAATACCCGCATCGGTGCCGGTGATTTTCGGCTTGTGATTTCCGGTTATCCAGAGGGTATGCGTCGGACGGAATTCGAAGGGCTTCCCGTATAGGTGCCGTGCCTTGATGGTATCGCCGCCCGTAATGGTCTTGACGCGTGATTCGTCGAAGCGGCCGCCTTCGGGCATTTCCTGCGCCATCGCCAACCGCATGCCGAACAGCCCGGCGATATTCGGCGACGCCGTCTCGCCGCCGCCCTTATGGTCCAGCAACGCGTCAATCTGCGCCGTGGTGGCGTAATCGCCGGCGATGATTTCCAACGCCCGCATAAACGTGCTTTTTCCGTTGGCACCGTCACCGTAGCAGAAAAACAGGCAATGCTCGGACGTGTGCCCGGTCAGCGAGTAGCCGACGGCGCGCTGTACGTAGTCAATAAGCTCGTGGTCATCGCAGAACACCACGCGCAAAAAATCAGCCCACCGTGTCGACAAACCCGTTTCGGTGTGCGGCACGTCAACGATTTTGGTTATCATGTCGGCAGCGTCGTGTGGTCGCAATTGCATTGTGCGCAGGTCAACGGTGCCGTTCGCCACGGTCAATAGATCGGGGTGCCGGTCAAACTCTTCGGGTTTCGCGCGCAGGTACGGCTTACCCTCTTCAATCATCGCGTCGACCCGTGCCGACGCTTCCGATTTGAGTGCCCATTTGGCCAGCTCTTGGTCAGTTTGCTCGCCGTCCGCCGATGACCGCAGCATAGCGCGTATGACCTGGTGCGCAAGCTCTTTGACCTGCAGCACGGTCGTGCGCTCCCACCGGCGACCGTCCCACCACAGCCACTGCTTCCACTCTTCGACATACCGCAGCCGGTCACGCGCAGCGTCCCTCAGGCGCTCGCCATTGCCGATATCCGATAGCACATACCGCTTCGCATTTTCCGTGCCGGAAATAGGCGAATTTTCGCGGCTTTTGACCACTTCCACCGGTGCCGGTCTATCGGGGATAATCGCCGGCGCCAATCGTCCGGCAGCGATACCGTGTGCAATCGCCTGCCGCTCTTTTCGTTCCGATCCCCGCTGCGGCAGCCGTGCCGCCATCAGGTATCCGAGTGCCTCTGTGTCGGTGACACAACGCACACCCATCCGCTCAGCGGCTTCCATGTACCCACCGACCAATCGCCCCGCTGCGTAGCGTGTGTTGTGGCGTGTGCCGTCAACCGCTTCGCGAATCATGCGCACACCGGCGTCGATGCGCTTCATGACAATCGCTGCCACCCATTTGTCGGGTGCGGTCGTGGTCGGTGGCATGTCGTGCACCACGACTGGCGCTTCAGCTGCGGTCAATTCATCGGCGATCGCGTCAACGATGTCCTGCACGCTGCACAGCTCGTCGGTTTCGCCGATGGTGTCCTCGGTCACCGTGAAATACCGCGCCGTGCTGTAGACCTCCACGCCCATGCCGTGCAGGTGCTTTTTGACGCTGCGACTGATGGTCGCCGACCCGAGGATGTGTACGCCACGCCCTGACGGCGATATCTCTGCGTACGACGGCGCAAGTCCGAACAGAAACCGCGCAAACGGTTTGAGGACGATCTTCGAATCGGTCACGTCTTCGACGCAGTCGTCGAGGTCGATGCCGACCACGCCGTCGCCGGTGAGCATGATGCCCACGCCGCTCATGCCGTGCCGATCGCGCCACGCGACCGCCTGCGCATACGTGCCCCATGTGTTCGGCTTCGTGCTTGACGCGTTGCCGCCGGTCAGCGGGTTGATGGGGATTTTGTCGGGGCCGTAGCAGACCCACCGCGCTTGCGGTTTGAGGTCGTCAAGAGTGGTCATGACTTATCCAATTCGTGGTAACCAATTCCAAACTTTGTATGGCCCGTTCGTGAATAAACGTTCAGCTCATAATATGGCGGCCGCTCTCGCTCGGGAATGTCAGGATGGTGACACTCTTCGCAGCAAAACAAAAATTGATAACCTTTTGATTTTCCAATTTCAAAATACGTCGGCGGCTGAATATTAGTAAAATCGCAGCCGCATACCGGGCATGTTAGATAATCACCAACGATATGGGTACTTGGATTGGCGAATACCTTTTTCCATTTGATCGGCGGCAGAATTTTCCCGGTTCGATTCCATCCGCGAGGATGAGCGGTTTGCAATTGCTGAATGTACGCAGTTTCCTTCAAAAGCGCTTCGCCGCGATTGTCCACCTCTTCGAGTAGCTCCATTGTCATACGATGACCTTCAGTGCGCAGCGCTTTGTATACCGCGCTCTTTGGGTCGTTGTAGTGTTGTTGCCATCGCTTAGCAAGTTCGCCGTCCGTGATGCCGACGTACCGCATCCCCGTGTCGAGGTGCATAATCAAATAAATTTTTGTTGTCATTGGTCGCCCTTTCGTGTTGCTCGTTCCATGTATACCACTGCGCGACGGATCGCTGCGCTTGCGCTCACGATCTGCTGGTCATCGGCGTTCAACCGCTCAATCAGCGCATCGAGCGCTTCGAGCGTCGCCGCGTCCGCGGTGAAGCTGACCACCACTTTCGGCTTTGGGCCGTCGGTGGTGGCGTTGCGGTACTTGGTCTGTGGGCTACCTCGTGTCATCGTGCCTCCGTCCATTCTGCGATTTTGTCGAGTGGCCGCGTCTGCAATTCGCGAATCATGCGCGCGGCAAGTTCCGTGCTGTACAGCCACGCGTCATCCTCGTCGCCGTAGCGCTTCGCCAGCCACAGCATGTCCTCAAGCTCCTGCCCGCTCATGCATGCGAGTATGGCGATCTCTTCGAAGGTGAATCCTCGTGTCGGTCCGTTTGTTCCTTGCATGGCGGTCGCCCCTTTCGTGTGGCGCCCCGGTTGCCCGGGGCGCCGTGATGATCGACTACTTTGACAGCGCTTCTTCAATGTACGAAGCAACCGACATCGCGCGGTCGAGACGTGCGTACAGTTTCGACATACGCAAGGCAATGTGCGCCGCGCGTGCGTGGTTGCCGTTCCGCAATGCCCGGAGCGCAGCTTCGTGCATGCGCTTCCCGATGCGGTCACCTTTTTCGATGTACTCGGTGATGATGGTCAATTCTGCGTGTGTCATGGTCGCCTCTCCTTACGTCCGGTCATTTACCGTGACTGAATAATATACGTATATTGTACATGTGTCAAGGGGGATAGAAAAAGCGCCCCGGTTTCCCGGAGCGCCCTTCGTTGCGGTCAGGCTGTGCGCTTACGGTAATTCTTTTTGGCGCGTAGGTATGTGTACCCACGATATCGCGCAGCAGCTCGAAATTGCTGCGGATCGCAACCCGTCTCTGCAGCCGCTTGTTCGGCCGTGCGTGTGGCAAACCACGCCGGGTCATTTGGGAATTTGACCACGGGTTTGTAACCCTTCCATCGTATGCCACGCCCAAGCATGTACGAATGCACCGTCCCGTAACTTTTCCCCAGTTCGCGTGCTATTTCAGTTATTGACCGTGCCGCAAACCACGCCGGGTCTGTCGGGTATTGCGTGCCGCGTACCGGTCGCTGTGCGCACCTGCAATCGAAACCATGCCGGCGTATGTGCGTGTTTATCGTGGAGTACGGACATTTCAATTCGTGCGCAATCTCGGCGACCGTTCGCGCTGCGTACCATGCCGGGTCGGTCGGGTACACATGATTGCGCGTCGCTCTGCGTCTGCTTTTGTTTGGCGCCGGTTTCCTCGTGATGGCCGTGCCGGCGTGCGTCATGCCGTAGACCTCGTCAACGTGGTAGGCGACATCATGGCGCGGGATGTTGAGCAGCGTAGCAATGGTCGCGTACGGCAGACTACTCTGCAGCGTGGCGATCACGTCGTCGGTATACCGCAGGTCGTCGCGGCAGATTTTCGGCATCATCGCACCTCGACAGCGTCTGCGATATCTGGGTATAGGTCGACGATTGCGGACCATGCCGACCGTGCAACGGCGCGGTGTTCCGCCTGCGTCTCGGGCCCCGTGCGCAAATCACAGTAGTGCATCCACGACCGCAGCGACCCGGCCATGTACAGCCGTGATACGGTCAACCCCTCGGGCAGTAGTGACCGCGCTTGTTCCTTCGCGATACCGCGGCTGATTGCCTCGTCGTACAGGTGCCGCGCCATCGATACCGTCTTTGCCTGCGCTTGCGTCCACCACGTCTGCAGCTCGGCGTCATCGGTGGCGATGCTGTTCTGTCGGTTGCGGTCATCTTGCAGACGCGCATCACGCAGCGAAAAACCGAGCGCCGCGGTTGGGTCGGCGTAGCGTTGGCTGAACTCTTGAAAGCTGAAAGAACGATGCCGGAGGATCTGGCGCGCAATGTCGCGCGTGGTCTCGATCTCCATCACGACGTGCGCCATCTCAAACGGCGACCAGTGCCGGTGCCTCACGAGGTACCGCAGCAGCTTCGACCCGGTCGCGTGCGATTCCTGATTCTGCGGATTGCTGACCCGGGCGACGTACGCCACAAACTGCCCAGGGTTAAGTGTTAGTATCACCGGCGTGGTGTGCGCCACAATTCGCGCGCTGTGCATGCTGTTCCTCTCGGTTATTTTCCTCGGCATTGCGTCAACCTCACATTCAGCCCACGCGTGCGTACGTAGAAATACGCCACGCTGCGAGAACATCCGACCGCCTCTGCGATTTCCTTCGGCGTTTTGTTTTCGTACCACGTGCGGTCCTGCGGCCATCCTTCTGGCAACGGTGGCGCCTTCGCCTGCTGCCGTTCGATGTAAATGCGGTGTTTGCCAAGCCCC